AATTAAAGTAAACAATTTCATCCAACCTGTTAATAAATTCTGGTTTAAAAGTTTTCTTTAAATTTTTCTCGATAATACCTTTAGAATTAACCAAATTATCACCCTCAGAATCGTTAAAACCAATTTTAGTACCAAAATCCTGGACTTCCTTCAAACCAATATTAGAAGTCATAATAATAATAGTATTTTTAAAATTGATTTTACGGCCGTTAGCGTCTGTTAAGAAACCCTCATCTAATAACTGAAGCATGACATTGAAAACATCTGGGTGAGCTTTTTCAATCTCATCAAAAAGGATTAATGAGTAGGGTTTATTCTTAACTTTCTCGGTTAATTGCCCACCTTCATTGTAACCAACATACCCTGGGGGTGCTCCGATTAGTTTACTGATGTTAAATTTCTCTGAATACTCAGACATATCAACACGGATCATGGAATCCTTAGACCCGAAAACTTTTTCACATAAAGCTTTAGCCAATTCAGTTTTACCAACACCAGTTGGTCCGATAAATAAGAATGAACCAATCGGTTTAGACTGTTTTCTAATACCAGTTCGGTTTCTTTTTATCGAAGATACCACTTTATCTATCGCATCTGATTGGCCGATTACGCAATTAGCTAAATCCTTATCCATAGATAATAATCTTTCGATTTCATTTTCGGATACTCGACTAATAGGAATACCAGTCATTATTGAAACAACTTCGGATATCATGTCCTCTGTAACAATGTTGCGTTTTTCATTTATGGTTAGCTTCCACGCAGCCGTTTCTTTTTCCAATTCAACCAAAACTTTCTTTTCTTGATCGCGTAAACTTGCAGCCTGTTCAAAATTTTGTGTTTTAACAACAAGTTGTTTTTGTTCCTTTATCTCTTTTAGCTTAATCTCCAGATCCTTTATTTTCTGAGGCGCTTTAATAGCAACCTGTGTTCTAGAACCAGCCTCATCCATGATATCGATAGCTTTATCGGGGAATTCTCTGTTAGTAATGTATCTGTCGGCAAGATAGATAATTTCGTCAATAGCACCCTCAGTATAGGTCACTTTATGAAAATCTTCGTATCTCTCTTTAATATTCATTAAGATTTCCTTGGTCTCGGACAATTGTGGCGGGTTAACCATTACCTTTTGAAACCTTCTATCAAGAGCACCATCCTTTTCAATATGTTCGCGGTATTCATCAAGAGTTGTTGCACCGATACATTGTAGCTCACCACGAGCTAAGGCTGGTTTAAATACATTCGCTGCGTCTAAAGAACCAGAGGAGTTACCAGCACCAACAATCGTGTGAATTTCATCGATAAACAAAATAACATTCGGATTATCTTTTGCCTCGTCAACAATGGCTTTAATACGCTCCTCGAATTGTCCGCGATACTTTGTACCCGCAACAAGTGATGTCATATCTAATGTAACAACACGTTTATTAAGTAATGGTCTGGGACACTCACCAGTGGCGATTTTCATGGCTAAGCCTTCCGCTATCGCTGTTTTACCAACACCTGGATCACCGATTAATATCGGATTATTCTTTTTTCTACGTGTTAAAATTTGGCATACACGCTCAACTTCCTCACTTCTACCGATAACTGGGTCTAGTTTACCATCCAAAGACAACGCGGTTAAATCCCTACCAAAGTTATCCAACATGGGTGTTCTAGTTTTGGTGTTTCGGTTAATATTATCGTTTGTGAGTTTTGGTTTATCCTTTGGTAGCTCATCATCATTTGAGAATGTGCTAGCTTGAGGTGTTGATAACTGTTTAATTTTTTTAGCGATAAAAGTTTTTGTCAAACCATAATCTTTAAACAGTTTAGTTATTGCGTTATCCTTTTCCATGAAAATCGTGAAAAATAACTCAACCGTAATAAAGTTTGTTTGTTTTTTTCTTGAGATACATTCTTTAATAGTCTCCTGCAAATCAGATTCAAACGGTAATATTGTACTACCACTATCTTTTGAACCATCCGATAAGCGTTTATTAATATCGTTAAGGTCCTCAACCATAACATCAAAGTCGATTACCTTATTCTTAACAACCTCATATATCATGTTTTCAGTTGTTAATATCCCAAAGACGACATGTTGTAGTCTAAGCATCGAGTCATTATACTTTAACGCAACGGCTTGTCCCTTTGTAAATGCGTTTCTCAGTTCGTTTGTCATTCTCTCTTTCATGCGTGTATATATCTTTTGTGCAAAGATAGGTATAATCTTGACATAAGCAAATTTTTTTCCTACTTTTGTTACAAATAAATATTTATGGAAAGAATAATTGTCAATTACAAAGACGGAAACATTAAGGAGTTCCAAGAGCCTTCGGGACAAATAATCAGCGGTGATAACTTGATTATCACAACAAAAAAAACTATTTCAGATGAGAATAGTGACGAGACACACATAGCAACTACTAGTGAGGTGATTAACTTATCCCTAGTAAAAAACTTTGTTAAAATAAGTGAAACAAGAAAAGTTAATATTGAAGAATATGTCAGTGACAAGTAAGAAGTACAGTGGTAATGAGATTATTACCGAATACACCAGCTCCAATATCAAAGGTGGTAAATATAATACAACAACTAAAGTGTTAGAAATAACATTTAATAACGGGATGGTTTATCAATACGAGGATGTATCCCATGAGGTTTTTGCCGAACTTAATCTAGCCGAAAGCCAGGGTAAATATTTTAATGTAAACATCGCAAAAAAATATAACTATAAAAAAGTTTTATAATGTTTGTAGAGGTAAGATATAATTCAAGAGCCAACATAACTTTTCATGATATGGCTAAGGTTTCTATACGCGGGGATCAAAACTATCTAGTTAGATGGTTCCAGAATGGGGAATTTTTTGGTGAGATGAATTTAAATGGTGGTACTTGGGGTGCGTACCCAATGTTTGACATCGCTGACTGGAGAATAGAATTCTGGCAAGAAGGGCATCTTGTGTATACCTATCAAAACTTACTAGAAAAAAATGACATCCTTATCATATTTAATAACGAAGGTAATGAGTTTTCTGAGTTTGTTAAAAAAGTTAAGGAATACTCCGATCAAATCGTTGAAAATTTTGGTTGTAATGTATATGTTTTCTTTAAAAATTCTGAATTATGTGATTTTACCAACAGTAGGGTTAAACCACTAAGATTAAATGATAGGATCGAGACGTTTAAAATTATTTACACAAAAAATTTATAATGGATAATTTAATTAAAATATACGAAAATACACTACCAAAAGAATTTTGTGAGTTTGTTATAAACGAATTCGAGTCTTCCAATAATCAAATGGAAGGTATTAGCGGGGCTGGCGTTAATAAACTAGTTAAATCCTCAACCGATTTAATGATCCACCTTAATTTAGATAACCCAAATTGGTTATACATCTATGATTATTTACGAGAAAACTTACTTAGTAATTTGGTTGACTACATTGAACATAACAGTTTTATGACAATAACTGGCGGTTTTAGTAGTAAAGCCTCAGCGGTTAGAACAGCCCAATCCTGCTATATGGCGGCTAATAATGGTCAACCACATATGCAGATGCAAAGATACATAGATGACCAAGGTTACTATGCTTGGCATCATGAAAATGAGGGTGGGGTAACTAGTAAGAGAGAATTATTTTTTATTTATTATCTTAATGATGTTGATGGTGGTGAAACAGAATTTAAGTTTAACCCACAAAAGGTAAAACCAGAAGCGGGTAAATTAATTATAGCACCAGCATTATGGACACATAAACATCGTGGGAACCCACCCAAGGACGGCCAATACAAATATATTATAACAGGTTGGGTTGAAAAAACCGATGAACATTATATTTCTGAAGAATTTGAGGACGATTATCTAATTTAAAGTGTTTTTTATTTAAAATACCGATATTTATTAGATATGGACAATATTATTAAAAGTTTTACCGTCAGACCAACCCTATATTCCGATATATGGGATAACGCGTCATCGGATAACTTTAAAACTATCAAACTACACAAAGATGTTAGGGAACATCTCATCTCAATAGCTAAGGATTTTATTGAAAGCTTTGGTATAGACACCTTTGTTATAGAAGATATTTTATTTGTTGGTAGTTTGGCTAACTATAATTGGTCCGAATATTCAGATATTGATTTACACATTGTAATTGATAAAGAAAAGGTTAATGAGGATGCTGATTTGGTTGATGAATTTTTTACTGCTAAAAAAGAGGTTTATAATTTAAAACACAATATAAAAGTTAAGGGTTTTGATGTCGAACTTTATGTCCAAGATATAAAAGAAGAGTTAGACGCTTCGGATGGTATATATAGCATATTATACAATAAATGGAGAAAAGAACCCAATAAGGACAAGGCACCCGTCAATAAATCGGATATCATAAAAAAGGTTAAGGAGTTTGTAAAAAAATTAAGTGATATTAAAAAAGAAGAGGAACCAGACGCTAAATTATTAAAACTAAAAAAACTAAAAGAGAAGATAAGAGCTTATAGAAAAAGTGGTTTAAATGCGACTGGTGAATATAGCACGGAAAACCTGGTTTTCAAATACCTTAGACGATCAGGGTATATGGATGAATTAGCTGACCTCGGGGTTGATATAAAAGATGAGTTTTTATCCCTAGAAAACGAGCAATATTGATTTTTTACTAAAACTCCGTATATTTATAAGAACAATAAGAATTTTAAAAAAACAAAGATATGAGACCAGTAGGTTCAGAAAAAATACAAGACGTAGACCAAAAATTAGCCAGAATTCTTGAAATTGCTGGTGTGTCTAAAGAAGCTGTCAACGAAAATAAACAATTAGTTGGTCACTTGTCCAATGTTCTACACGAAGCTGTTGCGGCTGACGGTACTGAATACGGTATTGTACAAGAGGAGAAACACGTTTACATCAAAGTGAAAACCGATAACGGTTACGAGTACTTGTCTGGTGTTCAAAACATACACGAACATTCTTATAGATCATACGCTGAAGCTCTTAAGCATTTAAATATGATGTTTAAACAAATCAACGAATCAGTTGATTATAAAGAAAACATCGATGTTTTAAAAAAAAAAGCTTAACTGAGCGTTACATTCTTAAATTAAAAGGAGCTGGTTCTGCTAATACGGAGCCAGCTTCTTCTGTTAATACAGATGCCGATATGGCCGCTCCAGCACCAGCTGAAGAACCAACCGATATGGCGACAGATTTTTCAGCAGAGATGCCAGCTGATATGGGTGTTGATACAACAAGTGATGCACCAGCAGATGCACCTGTAGACGCACCAGAAGGTGATGAAAACCCAGATGAACCGATTTTAAAGACTGTTCAAAAATTAACTGGTAAATTAACCCAAAAAATGAGAGATGGTGAACAGGAATTGGAATCTAAAGATTACAAATACGTTGTTAATTCAATCTTATCAGCAATTGATATGACAAAGGTTAA